TATTCTAAAGCAAACTGAGTTTAAGAACGGTAAATATCAAGGACTCAATCCTATTGAAGTATTTGGTAGGTTTGCTGACATGAAAGAAAACTTGCTCCATATTAAGGATTTAGTAAAACAAGCACTTACCCACTCTGTATATAGATTGAAACCTAATGGTAAAATTTATGAAGGAGAGTTTGAAGTGTCAAAAGATGAAGAGGATTTAGTGAAGTTCTTGGCAGATGATGATAACCAAGATGAACTAATCACTCTTGAACAAAAATTAAAAACTAAGAAACTTGCATCTGTATGATACCTGTAGATAGTTTATTATATAAGATTGACCAAAGGCTAAATAAACTATCTACTAACGATCACCAACAGATTCAATTAGAAGATAAGATTTTAGCTCTCAACGAAGCTCAGATAAAGCTTATCAAACAAAAGGTTGATGGGTTTAGCACTGTATCTGGTTTAGGACTGGATGCTTTTAAGAAACGTTATGAAGATCTTCAGAGTTTGGTGATAACGTACAACAACCAACCTCTTAATCTGAAAGTTAAGAACAAAGAACTTAATCAGTGGTTCGCAAAACTAAATGACCTATCTCCTAAATACATGTTCTATATTGATAGTTATGTATTAGCAGATAAAGGAAAATGTAAAGATAGACAGATTTGGATTAATAGGGATTTGGCAAAACATGGTGATTTACAGTTTATTCTGAACAACACACATTATAAGCCTTCTTTTGAATATCAGGAAACGTTTAACTTTCTATCATCTGACGAGATAAGTGTGTTTACAGATGGTACATTCACTCCTAAGAAAATCTACATCTCTTACATGAGATATCCTGTTTACATTGATAAATCTGGATATGTCAAGTTTGATGGAACTGATTCTACAGATGTAGATTGTGAACTTGAGACATATTTAGAGGATGAACTTTTAGATTTGACGGTTCAAAACCTAGCTATGTATACAGAAAATGCTGCTGCTGTACAAAGTTCACAAATAAGAATTCAAACAAACGAATAGGTTTTTTCACAATTTAAATATAAAACAAAATGGCTGATTTTTCATTAACTACGCTCTTCGTAGTTCCAGTAGGGCAAACATCGTTCCCTAGCTCTGGTTCTACACAAGACCTTACAGCTGGCCAAGTTGGTATTTTCTCCAACAATTATGCAGCTACGCTCACTCCTGGTAATTTCCCTTATTTCTACATTGCTCAAGGTAGAGTGAACACTTATTTGCAAGGCTCTAAACGTTCAGACAAAATTGCTGGATGTGCTCAAGGCGGTGCTTGTAAGTCTAACGTTACTGAGTGGTACAAAGTGAAGGGATGTGGAACTGCTACAACTCAAATCACTGATGTAACTGATTTCAATGTAAAATGTGGTGATATTGTCACTTTGACTCTTCGTGCACATTCTTCTTACATTGACACTCTGTATTTCAATGGTTTCACTCGTAGTGTAACTGTTCAAGCTCCTTGCTGCGATTGTGGTGGAGATCCTTGTGACACTGTTGACACAAATGCTTTGATTAATCAATTTATTGAAAAGCTGGAGCAACAAGGTCCTGGTATCAACCCTGACAACATTAGCTTCAACACTTTCTACACTTTTGAAAATGTTGGTGGTACAATCCTTCGTATTACAGGTAAGGCTCTTACTAAGTATGGTCAACCTTGTGATGTTGCAGCATTCCCTTACGAATATGACAGAATGTACTTCCGTACTTTTGTTTATTCTGGTCCTGCAACCACTGCTGACTTTATTGTTGCTGACAACTGTAACATTGTAGCTGAAGCAACTGTAACTCAAACTTCAAACTATCCTACAGGTACTTCTGAAGAAATTATACAACTTGAAAAGAACTACTATTCTTATCAAGCTGGTTATTTGAAGCATCTCTACAGAATGGTTGGCTATAATGCAAACTTTGAAAGCTGGGTGAGTGCTGGTACAGTGTATGACACATATTACATTAAGTTTAATGCTTACGATAAATCTGCTTACCAATGGGGAGATTATATCGAGCAAGACTCAATGGTGATCATTGCTGTTGCTGAAGGTACTGCTTCTAACAATCTTTACAATGCATTAGAAGATGCTCTTGGAGAGATTGATTTTGACAACACATGTATCACTACAACTACTTCTACCACTGCTGCTGTTCCAGCATAATTGGAAAAAAGAAAGAGTTAAGATACATCATAATAACCTGTGCCAGAGGGTCAGAGAGGATTAAATCTCAAAGTCCTCTGGCACATTTATTTATAACAACATGCCAGATTTAAAATTAGATATACTTGTTATACCTACATACAATGTAGAAACATTAGGTATTGCTGATGCATCTACATACCCTGATTCTCCTCCAGTTTCTTCTCCCACTATTGATATTTCAATTCCTGGTTTTGGAACAGTTTCTCTTCCTTTTGAAACAAATGAACTTAATTTATTTACATCTAGTTCATTAGGACTTACAGATGTTGGAAATCCTCTGTTACCACTTCCTGATGGAGTGTATTATTTAAAGTATTCTGTAGCCCCTGCTTATGAAAATTATGTTGAAAAAACAATAATTAGAACAGATAGACTTCAAGAAAAGTTTGATGAGGCTTTTATGAAATTGGATATGATGGAGTGTGATATGTCTATTAAGACACAACAAAAGGTACAATTAAACAGTATTTATTTCTTCATACAAGGAGCAATTGCTGCTGCTAATAATTGTGCTGTTACAGAATCAAATAAACTTTACAAACAAGCTTCTAGAATGTTAGACAATTTTATGAAAAATGGTTGTAAATGTTCTGGAAATAACTATGTAACCAACTTCTACTAATATGGCACAGTGTAAAAATTGTGGAGCTAAACTTGGCTGCGGATGTCAATTAATTAATGGTCTTTGTGCAGCTTGTCATTCTGCTGCTCAACAAGGAACAAAAAGATTCAAAGATGCTATTACCAAGACTTACAGATTGTGTAAACTGTTCTAGTATACCTGCACTTCTTGCAAATATTGATTGTAAGCTTCTTCAGCTTTCAAAAGATTTATATAACAACACTGTATTTATTTTAAATAAAAAGTTTTCAAGTGTTGTTATGAATGATCTTTTAATGTATAAAAGAATCTTAACATATAAATATTGCAATTCTGAATATGCAGGAAAGTATACAGTGGATCAGATTGCAAGTAGAGTGAGAGTGTTAACAGGAAACTCAAAGGCTTGTTGCAGTGAGTGTTATGAAGGTTTTGGTGGTTATGGACCAACTACCACTAGTACAACCACTGTAGAACCTATTAGTTATGTTGAAATATGTTTAGGATATAGTGATTCAGGCTGTTCTGGTGCTTGTTCTGTAGACTGTTCTACGTATTACGTTTCACAATCTTGTTATAATTCTATAATAGGAGGTGATATTTTTCAAATATCGGATTGCACTATTTACACTGATTCATTTGGTAGTGTTCCAGCACCCACTGGTAATTACTCTTACAATGGAGGGCTTTGTTTTTTTGTATCAAATGGAGAGATTACAGGAATAACAAATTGTTAATTTAAAATAAAAAACTATAAAATGTCTTGTTCAAATTGTTATAATGGATGTGCAGAAGTTGTTTCTGATAAATGTGTAAGATATACAGGAATAGATATTCCTGCTCTTGAGATAAGTAATGGTGACACTCTTGCCTATGTTGAAAGTAAGTTGGCTGAGTTTTTAGTGTCAACTCTTGATGGAACAGGTATTAAGATTAATATACCATCAAATATAATTTGTAATTTAATAGATGGATATTTACCCTCGTGTGGAGAGTGTGAAGGGTACACTGTTGTGGATTTGATAACAGCTCTTATTCAAGCTGCTTGTGATCTTCAAGATCAAGTGGATATTATTAATGGAAGAATCGATACAATTGAAGCATCTTATAATGTAGATTGTTTAACAGGTGTAAGTGGTTCAGATGGAACACATGATATTCTTCAAGCTGTAATTGATAAGCTTTGTGATTTAGAGGTGGATTTAGCAGCTCTTGCTCTGGATGTAGATGAAAATTATGTAAAGCTTGCAGACTTAAATTCATTGATTCAGGATTATTTAGATAGCATTTCAGGAGGAACAACTCAGCAATATTTAAAGATGGTTCCTTATACAGTGGTGGAATACTATGGTCCTCTTAGTAATTTTGATGGTTCTGGTGCAGGGATTGCTTCTCTTGGATGGGATAAGATTTATATATGTAATGGACAAGCGGTTGGTTCTACAGTGACTCCTGATAAACGTGGAAGAATTGCTGTAGGTGCTATACAAGGTGTTCCTGGAGGAGCACTAGACCCAGTGATTGCTCCTGGAGGCTTTAATCCAAACTATTCTTTGTATACAACAGCTGGTTCTAATTCTGTAACTCTCACTACTGGACAAATGCCCTCTCATACACACGTAGTTACTATTAATGATCCTGGGCACAGACATGTGTTTGGGGGAGATGATCAAGTTGCTACTCAAGGAAATTACACAATTGTAGGTAGTCCTTTTAATTACGATGCTGATTCAACAACAAGTGGAGTTGGTAAACATATGTTTACAAAAGATATTAATGTAACAAACAATCTTCAAACAACAGGGATTACAGTTAATCCTGTAGGCACTTCAGGAAGTAATGAAGCTCATAATAACATACCTCCTGTTCTTGCTTGTTACTACATTATGTATATTCCTTAATAGATTAAATTCAAATAAATGTCTTGTTATCCTGGAACCCCTTGTTACAATGGTGGTACAACCACCTATCCTAAACACTGTGGTGTAGATCCTTGTGATGTACATAAAACAAATACAGATAACACTTTTTACAATAGTGGAAATCTCCCTTGTACAGGGGTAAACACCTGTGATTCTCTAACTACAGTTTTGCAAAAAATTGACAATAAACTTTGTCCAGAGAATTTAGCATTGGCAATTTTAAATGCAATTTTAAATGATTCTGGTTTACTGAATCAATTTTGTACAGTGGTTTCAAATTGTCAATCTACTACCACTAGCACTACAACAGAAGCTCCTGTTCCTAATGTTATTAGAATTGCTCCTGCAAACGGGGAAGGGTTTTTTGGTGTTATTGTAGACAGACTTTCAGGAGAAAACCCAGATAGTCTAACTTTTTCTGTTCAATTGAATAGGTATTTAACAACAAATTGTACAGGATCTAATCAATCCTACTCAATTAGTGCTGCTACCCTTGATCCAAACACTCCTTCATACTTTGCAGGTACAACTTCTGAAAATCTATCCTATCTCAGTGCGAAAATTACAAGTTTAAGTGTTAATAGTATTCCAATTACAACATCTCCTCAAACTGTCACTATAGGTTCAAATACATATATTATAGAAGGTTATAATGTGTGTACAGACATCTCATAAATAACGATATTAAAACTTCCTGTTTTGTTGGTTTTACAGGATATGTTCTCCCCAAGTATTTCTATACTTGGGGTTTTTAATTAAATTGGTTATTCTAATAATTAATTCAGTTAAAATAATTTGGTAATTATTAAATAAGTGCCTACCTTTACTCTAATTTTTAACTAAAATTGCCTTATGCAGGAAAACAACCATCTATTACATCAGCTTGAACAAATGCTTCGTTGGAAAAAAAGTAAGAAAGTTTATGCTGAAAAACTCGGTGTTTCAGAATTTATAATTGATGATCTTCTAAAAGAGCTTAAGAGTAGAGAACAGATGGGAAATGAGGCTGAAGCAGGAAACTACATAGGTGTTCTTGAAGAACTTGTTGTAAAGGTGAATAATGAAAAAGGAACATTAGAGTCCACAATTGAGACAAGTTTTGAACCAAAAGATGATGTTGAACTAGCTAAGATTCATAAGATAAATTTAGAGAAATACAAAATATCTAACTATTGGACTAAACAAAAGTCTAATGGTAAGTTCACATCTTCTGTATTTGCCACTCTCAAACAACCAAAGGATTATACACCAGAAGACTTTGCTAAGTTTCTAGAGAACTACACACCTAAGAAAGTAGAAATAGCTCATGTTCTTGATATAGAGTCTTCTGAAAGAGAACAGGTTGATGTTGAGATATCTATAGCTGACTTTCATTTAGCTAAGAAGAATTTAGAAGGAGAATCAATTTCTACAAAGAAAGAACAGTTTATGTCTGTTCTTAGAGATTTGACAACCAAAGTGTTATCTTGTTATAGTATTGGAAAAGTGGTGTTTCCAATTTCTAATGACTTTTTTCATACAGACAATTACCAAAATCAAACCACTAATGGTACTCCTCAAGATGTTTTAGTAAGTTATGATCATGAGTATGAAGAGGGGTTTGATCTGCTTGTAGAAGCAATCACTTATTTGAGTGCAATAGCAGAGGATGTGGAAGTGGTACTTGTACAAGGAAACCATGATAGAACTAAGTCATTCTACTTAGCTCATGCTTTGGAGGTGTTCTTTTATATTACAAAAAATGTAACCTTCCAAAGACATCATTCTACAGTGAAAAGTGTTGTTTTAGGAGATACATTTATTGGATATCATCACGGTAATTGCAAGATAGAGGATCTTCCTCTGTTATTTGCTACAGGTGAAGATTCAGTACAATTTGGTATTGCTAAGTATAGAGAAGTGCACACGGGTGACAAGCACCATTATATGGCAAAAGAAGTGAAAGGTGTAAGGATTCAACAGATGCCTTCTCTCTCAGGAACAGATAGATGGCATGCTGATAACAATTATGTAAACAATATTAGAGCTGGACTTGTTTTAATCTATCATCCTGAGAAAGGAAAGATTGGAGAGTTTGAATCAAGAATATAAATAAAATGGCAACTTTAAGAAAATTAGTATCTGATGTACGCTCAATGCACAAGATGCTATCCACTGATAATCTTATTACAGATAGAGTGGTGGCTTCTGAGATTAAGAACAATTCTCTTCTTCTTATAAAAAGAGAAACGAATCTTAGAAAGCTTTGGGCAACATCAACAATCTTCACCACTATTCCTTGTTTAGAGATGGTGGAAGTTCCTATTTCTGAATGTTGTGAATATGCAGATGAATGCACTGTATCTAGAAGTAAATTTAAACTTCCTCGTATTTCTGAAGGTAATTATCAGTATGTGATACAAGGTGTGTATTCTATAAATGCTATGGGTGGTAATGGTAAAAAGTTGAAAGAAATCACCATCAATAGATATTTAAACCTACTAAAACTTCCTATTATTAAGAATGAAGATTATTACTGGATAGTGAATGGTTATCTTTATGTAAGCAATCCTTTTCTTAAATCAATTAGAATAGCTGCTTTGTTTGAAGAAGATGTTCCAAATGAAATAATGTACCCAGAATGTGATTGTGGTTCACCTCAAACATCTTTAGAAGATTTATGTAAAAATCCATTAGACAAAGAGTTTTTCATACCAGGTTATCTAGAAAAACAAGTTTTAGAATTAGCTTCACAAAAACTATTGTCTACATATTTTAGATTGAAAACTGATATGACAGATGATGGTGTAGATGGACAAGCTCCTAACTCAAAACCAACAAATTAACGTGAGAACTAAAGTTGACTGGAGAAGTGCTAGTAAGGATAATTATAATCAGTTTTGCAAGAAAAATCCCTCAATAAAATTATCGTTTGATGAGTGGAGAAACATTGTTTCTATATACATAGAGTGTTATAAAGAGTATATTCTTGAGACAGGTGAAAAGGTAAAGCTTCCATTTGGATTTGGTGACTTTTCTATAAACAAGAAGAAAAGAAGAAAGATAAAAGGTGTAGATGGAAAAGAGTTTGTTAATCTTCCAGTAGACTGGCAAAAGACAAAAGAAAAAGGAAAAATTATTTATAATTTCAACTTTCACACAGAGGGTTATTTTTTTGGATGGATGTGGTTTAAAAAATCTACAAGATTCAAATTTGCAGATCTTTGGTATTTTAAACCTTCGAGAACAACATCTAGGCTTCTTTCCCATTATATAAAAGTAAACGATAAATACCAACACATTTATCACACTTGGAAAATCTAATTAAATGTCTTATTATTACAAATACAATTTCACATCTCCTGAGATTGTCTATTCCACTGTAAAAGAAGAGCTTAAGAGCTATTTTGACACAGGTGCAATAGACGATTTAATGTTTCCCACCTACCTTGATAAATGTTTGAGGAAACTGGGTAGAGCAACATATGTCATTTCTGAGCAAGTGCTTTATATAGAAGATTTTCAAGCTAGGCTTCCAGATAACTTTTTTGCTGTAAGAGAAGCATGGATGTGCACTACAGTGGATGGATATCCCTACAAAACAGCTAATTCATTTTATTCTCAAGCTTCTTCACAAACAACTATTCAGGTGAGCCCTGTTATTTCTAACGGTGTTCCTTGTAATAGCAATTGTCCTCCAGACAATTGTACATGTATGCCTGAGATTATACAAGCTGTGTACAAGACCAATAATGAGGTGAACATGGCTTATACAAAAAAGTATCTACTAAAGCCTGGGAACATCTCTGTAAGGGCAGATTGTTCTTTAGACTGTGCAAATTTCAATTCATCTTCTGCAGATAGTTTTGATATAAGAGATAATAAGTTTGTTACAAACTTTAGAAGTGGTGTTGTTTATTTGATATTCTATGCTACAGAATACGATAGTGTAGGAAATCAGCTTATTCCAGACAACTACCGTATAAGAGAATATGTAGAAGCTTTTATAAAATATAAAGTATTTGAAACTCTCACTAACCAAACAAATGATGAGACATTCAATCAGCTTCAGCAGAAACTCATTTATTACAAACAGCTTTCTGAAGAAGCGTTTATAATGGCTGATATTGAGATTAAGAAACAAGATGTTTATGCTAAGCAAAGAAGAGTGGTGAATGATTTGAATAGATTTAACATGTACGAACTTCCTAATAGAATAAGTAGTTATGGCTGGAGAAGAAACAACTAATTAAAAAATGGCTGAAGAAACAACTAACCAAGGTGCTATAAATTTAAACAGCAATGTTGCAAGAACAGGGCTGAACATGGATCAATCTGTTAGTCAGATTGGAAAAGGTTCTCTTACGTATGCTTTAAATGCTGCTGTTGAAAACTTTGATTCAAACTCTGTTTATTACCAAAATGAACAGGGTAATGAGTTATGTTTGTCTTTTCCAGAAGGTTATCTACTTATAGGACACCATGCAATCTATGAAAAAAACAAACATATATTCTTTTTAGCAAATCCTGAAACAGGAGACTCTGAGATTGGATATATGGATAGAAATGATTGTAGTTACAAAACTTTGATTAATGCATCTTGTTTAAACTTCAATATAGACAATCCTATACACAAGGTTGTACATAAAATTACAAATTGTTCAACAGAAATATATTGGACAGATGGAGTTAATTCTAGAAGATATTTAGATATAGAAAAAATTCCATATAAACTTGCAACAAATTCAAGTTCTTGTGATCCTATTTATACAAATGAAGTAGATTGCAATAGATTAAATATACAACCAGATTTTAGTATTCCAGCTCTTAAGGTTGTGGACATAACAACTGGTGGAAATCTCACTGCTGGTACATATCAATTTGCTATTCAGTATTCTTCTGCAGAAGGTGATGGATATACATCTTATTATTCTGTCACCAACCCTACACCAATTGCAAATCCTAAAATTACCAGTATTGAGTTTAACTATCCTGTAGGAAAATCAATTGCTGTAGAGATTTCAAATATAGATGTAAACGGAACATTTGAATATTTCAATTTAGCTGTAATAAAGACAGTGAATGCAATTACATCTGTAGAACTTGTAGGTACATATTTTATAGATGAGGCTACAAAGGTGATTACATATAGCGGTCAGAATGTTACACAAATTAGGTTAACGATTAACGATATATTTGAAAAGTTTCCTTATTACGAAATTGCTCAAGATTTAACAGCTGTACAGGATGTTCTTGTTTGGGACAACCTCACTTCTATTGATAGAATCAACTATCAAGGAATAGCTAATCAAATTCAGCTTCAATGGGAAACATACAGAATCCCAGCAACAGAAGACTATTCTGATGAGCTGAATGCCACAAATCTTAGGGGGTATTTAAGGGATGAGGTGTATGCGTTTGAAATTGTTTTTCTTCTTAGGAACGGTAAGCAAACAGATGGGTTTCATATTCCTGGAAGAATTGCTGTTGGAACAGATTTATTTGATGTTCCAAACACAAATAACGATTTTATAGGAGAGCCTGAAAATTCTATTACAGGAACTAGTCCTTATTGGAAGATATATAACACAGCAACTAACCTTGGGTTTTCTCTAGGATATTCTTCTTCTTCAAGTTACAAAGGTCCCTATCAATATGGAGATTTTGCATATTGGGAATCTACAGAAGAATATCCTTGTAACACAGAGGTTTGGGGAGCTCTCGCAGGACAAAAGATTAGACACCACAAGTTTCCAGATGTTCTTGTGAGTCCTATATTTGAGAGTAATTTTGTTTCATCACCTTCTATGGTGATGCAAAAAGATGCTATTTTTCCAATGGGTGTAAGAATAAACGTTTCTCAAATAAAAACTCTCATTAGTTCATCTTCTCTTACACAAGAACAAAAAGACAATATTGTAGGATTTAAGATTGTTCGTGGAGATAGGTCTACAAACAGTTCTATTGTAGCAAAAGGTATTCTTAGAAATGTAGGAAA